ACAAGTCGTTCAATTGGATTGCGCTGGACAACGGCCAGTTTGCTTGCCAGCCGAACAACCGCTGCCTGTGGTATGACCAGAGTTTGATCCCAAGTGAGACAAAGTTCCCTGACTTCCAAGCGGCGCAGCGCCTGTGGACAGTTGACGGCACACGCAAGTGGTCTGCCGGTGACGATTGGTTCTACGACATCAAGGAGAGAGCATGACCAACAGACCAGACTTTTCTACATGGAGCCAAGCTAACTTGGCTAAGTTTGCCGAAGAAGCCTACGCCAAGTTGTGCGAACAGGACGACCGCATACAGCAGTTGCAATGCGATTTAAAGACCGCTATTGAGGCGTATCGCGCCTTAACTAAGGAATAGTGCCCGTTCGTCAATTCGGCGCGTCTGGAGGCCCCTTAAAACCTTGCCGCCAGCCATGCAGTACTTTAGAAGTTCCTCGGCAGCGCCCTCCATGTCTCCCCTAAGTACCTTTTGGCGCAGGGTTGACCTCTGGAGTGTGCCAAGCCCTACATTGAAAGAAAATGAAACCAGTGCGTCAAACTGTCCTTGAGTAAGAGGCACAGGACAATAAGTAGCCACGCCTTTCTCAAAGCGAGCAAGGTCTGCCCTAAGTATTGCATCGACTTCCTCCATTGAATGTTTCCGCATGGCCTCTGGCGGTGGCACAAAGGCATCCCGCTGGTCTATCTTGAGTTTGCCTTGCTCTGGAAACATCACATGACCAACGCCCACAGTCCACAGCTTTGCCGGACATTTATAGGGATTCTGCCTCACGCCCTCGTGATGGCGAATCATGTGCAAGCACTTGGCTGATATGTTCATTTGCCAAAAGCCCGACCACCAAAGTGGAAAGCAATGATTGAGGCAAACAGGGCTTGGGTGTCAGAGTCCCACAGCATTTCAGCCAACTCAGTAAACGGCACACCACGATTCCAGCCATAAGCAAATAGGCCAATGTCAATAAACAACAACAGGAAAAAGAAACCGTAAGTAATGACAGGGCGAACACTTGCTCTAAGGTTCTTCATCCATGTAGATGTTCCCTCATTCAAACTTGTGTCATGGGCATAGATAGCTTGCATTTCAGCCTGTTGAGCACCAATCAGCACTTGAGTGGTATTGGCTGCACTCTCGGTAGCCAGTTGCTCAGACTTGATGTGTTCAATGCGCTCTTGAGCCTCAAAGCCAGCTTTACGCAGTTCCAGCTCACGGGTGATCTGCATCTGGGCAAGATTTAGTTCATGCTTCTTGTCTTGCCGATCTTGGAAGAACTCCAAAATCTTGGGCAAGCCGCCCATCAGGAATGAGATTAGGGTTGAAAGTAGTGTCAGCATAGCGATCCTTTACTGTTTGCTTTTACTCAATATATTACTAGCAATCTGCAACATACTAATTGCCTTGTTCAAGTCCTTGGGTTCTTTGTCCCACCCAACAGTGATTTGCCCAACAAATCGACCTTGCTCTGGCGGCACACTTACACGGCATCCAAAGGTAACGCCTTTTTCAATGTACCAAAGGCCAATCTCACTTTGAGCCACGGTGTATTCACTGCACGGTATCTCATTCGCCATCAGCGCAATCACATCACGATTATTGGCTGAACTTTGTGTAAATAAGCCAACATCCAAGCCATCATGTGTTTTATCTCTACCTTCACGGGTATAGGCACGAAACAGAACTCTTGTCCCAAATAAAGGATTTACTTTGAAAATGGCAATTACTGTTGCATCAGTGTTTTTAAACAAATGCGCTGCAACATCTTCTGCTCTTTCCTCTGCAATCGTTGGGAGTTTCTTGTTTTCTTTGTAGGCATCAAATAAAAACGATTGATTCTGCCAAACAAAGTACCCAGCGAACGCAAACACCGCCATCAGTATCAGAGCAAACAGCTTGAATGGGCTATCCACATAAGACAGCACCTTGCTCAATACGTCTGATGGCTTTTCTTCACTCATAGACCAAACATTCCCAATATCTTATTCACAATCTTGTCTGACAAGTCGTCAGGCAAAAACTTGAGAAATCCAAGCACCCACCAAGCAATGCAAAGCCTGACAAAGACTTTGAGGAATAGATCAAATTGCTTTTGATACTCATTCACCGACCACACCTTGATCTGGCACACAGGTCTTGTATCTCAGCAATGCCCCAACCAACTGCACCAAGGAGCATCACGATCACAACAACACCAATCGCCCATGCCATATATTCTTCTTCTTCTTCTTTTCTTTTTTTATCTTCTGCTTTGGCTTGTCTGGCTAAATGAGCATCTTCAATGTCCATCTGCTGCTGGCGCTGTTTAATCTTCTGCCACACGTCTGCACGGCCTGTAGCCTGAAACAACAGCATCAATTCAGCCTCAAACCGCTTCGCCTCATCAAGCGCCATCTCGATCTGTAGCGCAGTGCCTAAGTTTGATTTGTTGCCAGAACGCTTGGCCTCAACCATAGCCCTAGTAGCAACGCTCTTGGCATCGAACATCTTGGCGATAGACGGAGCTAAACCAGCCAGATCATTTGCAACCTTGCTGGCTTTTTTGACTACGCTGATTGCACTTTGTAATCCTGCAAGCGCTGTTATGGGGTCAATCATTTCCGTACAACCTTTACCCATTCAAGGCAAACAACCTTGCGGTTGTAAACATCACCTGTCCACGCCCACCTTACACAACGGTACTCGACTTTTTCTGTAGTTCCTGTTAACAGAAACAGTGGCAAAATAAGCCAAAGCATCCATTGCTCACAAGCCTATGATTTTTTTGACCAACTCGCCAGCAAAGCCTGGCCCGAGCAAGACAGCCGCAATCACCACATAAAGCAAATACTCAATGCGGGTCATGCGCTGTGAACCTGATGCAAACGACTTCTCAATGGCGGTGTACCTCTCGGCACAGACCGCCTCATGAACCGCCAGCCGTGTGTCGGTATCCTCAAGCATTACATACCCTCGCCCTGCACGATATAGACCGTGGAGGCGGCAGAAGCCAAGCCACTGAAGAATGACTCACGCTGAAAGCGCAAGACCTCAACAGCACCAGGAGCTAACACGATGGCGGCAGTAGGTGAGCCAGCAGTGGGCGCAACAGCGTTTGCCGTAGCGATTGCAGCCGTACTACCAACGCCCAGAAACACCGTATTGGCACTGATGTTGACGATGCGGTACTGTCCTGTGCCTTGACCATCAAAGCGTGAATCAACAAGCGCCTGAACGCCAGTAGAGGCAGAAGCCGCAGCAGGGATGACAACTGTGTTGCCAAGTGGAGCAAATGCAATTTGACTATTCTGGGCCATGTCAGACTCCTCGTGCAGCTTGGGCTGCTTTGTATGCTGCAATCACGCCAGCGGTATGTGTTGCCGCACAGATGGCTTGCACACGGGCATCCTCGGCGCTGTAGTCATCGCCGGGGGCAACGACATGGCGGTGAAAGTTGCCACTGATTTGCTTGCCGTCTTCCATGATTGCGGTCTTGGTGCGAACTTGCACAGAGCCGTTTTCAATCACTTCGATGCGGTCAACGATTTCAATTTTCTCAAGCATGATGCTCTCCTAGTATGACCCAAGAATCCACTTGGGTTTTGGTTTAACAATCGGTTGCGCCAGCAAATTCATCCAGCGACTTCAGGTGCTCGTAGGATTGTTTGATGAAGTTGTCACCATTCATTGATGGAGCAAAAACATACGTCCTTGTTCCGCTGATATTTGGCGCAGTAAATTCAACTTTGGCGGCTACGTTTTCCTTGTCGCCTGACACGGAAACCACCTTAATGTAGCAGTCAGCCACGACAGTTTCATCTTTTTGCGGTGTGCTCCAAAAACCACCGTGAACGTATGATTTTCCTTGCAGGGTAAATGTTTTTTTCAGTGCCATGATTTGCTCCAGTCAAATGTTAATTAAGGATTGTCCAGTTTGTGTTGGCAGTGCCAAACGACTTGTACCATTTGCCAGCCACTGAGTCGTACACCATTTCACCCAAATAGGTTGGCGTTACTGATGCAACCGGTGTTGCCGCAAAAGTCCTAAATGATGTTCCATTAAAGTTGGACGCAAGATAGGCTGGCGCTTTTACAGATGGGTCTGTTGATATTTCAACGCCACCACCCAGACCAAGAATTGTGTTTCCACCCTGGACAAGATCACCAGTACCTAAGATTCGGTATATGGCAACAGGTGTTGACAATACATCTGTTGCACCGATCACGTTGTTTAATATTCGAGTGTAGCCTGTGCCATTTAAGTAAAACACTTCAGCAACACTTGGGCCATCATAGTTGCAGTTTGTGATCCTGTTTTGATACAACTCGCTATTCAACGATTGAGCACCCTTGTCCGTCATGAAAAAGAACTCGCTCTTATCGAACGTGCAATTTGTGACTCGCAAATATCCAGACGTTGCTGCCTCAAGGGTGATCTGACCACGCAAGGAGTTTCCAATGACAGTGACGCCATCAATGATGATGTTGTTGTTGGCCCCACCAATGTTGAATGGGTTGCTGTCAGTTGCATAACCAGTCGTGTTGTTGATTTGCCCGTTGGAAATGATGATGCTCGATGCGGTTATCTCAATACCTTTGGCTTGAGCAGCAACGGCGTTTGACGTGAAATTTGTAAAAACAATGTCTGTGCAGGTATCGACCGAAAGAATTCCGGGCGTGTAAAGACCAGTTCCCGGTAAATATGCATTCTGCTGAACAACAACGTCCGAAATGTGCCATTTTGCTGCGCTTGTTAACTTAAACAAAAAATCGCTGTTGTTGTCTTGAGCAATCAATCCTTTGACAGTGTTGAGCAACGTGGGTTTTGCAGTCGCGTCAATAAACGTACCAAACGAAAACTGCGAAATTCCATTGTCAAGCCAATAGCCACCTACGGCATCGCCCAACTTAAAGCAGGTTCCTTTGGCGTATTCAAATTGGTTTGCCTCAAAGTGACCGTCAACAAAGCCACCACGGAAAAATCCTTGGCTAGATGGTGCACTCAAAGCGATCCAGCACTCGCGCACATACAAGGAAGTGAAGTTGACTTCGCCAGCGGGTTCGCCAATGTTTCCGGAGATACACCAACCAGAAAAGTTCACACCGTTTTCAGCAAAACGAATGTTTTGAAGTTTGCAGTTGGTAGGTTGAACTTTGTTGACGATCATGGCATTTGAGCCGCCACCAACACTGATGTCTACCGCCAATGGGCCAATAATGGAGTACACAGGTGTTGCGCCAATGATGGTCACGCCAATGGACGTAATAAAAATTGGCGACGCAAGGCCGTAAGTGCCACCGCTGTTGAGATGCACGGGAATGCCGTTGCACAGTGTCCCGCTGCGGATGGCGTGGTTGATCGCTGGAGCACAATCTACTACGCCATCAGCAACAGCACCCCACCATTCAGGGCAAACTCTGCTTACTGAACCAATGGCAAATTTTACTTCACCTGCACCTGTGAAAATTTGGTACAGGCCAGCATCAAATGCGCCAGAGAATGTCAGTGTTGCACCGCCAGATACATTGAATGTTTGACCAGCGCCAATGTAGAGGTCTTCGGTGATTGTCGTGTTCGTAGTGATGTTGGTTACACCGTTGTAACCAATCATTGACGATGTGACGCGAGTTAAAGACATAACATTTCCTTAAACAAAGTAAGTGAATGTGCCAGAGATACCACGCCCCGCACCAGCGGAAAGCGTAATGTAATTGCCTGTCGTTTGTTCGATTAACGCAAAATAAGTATTTCCGCCAACACCATATGAAGACGGCGCGGCTGCTCCAAGATTGGTTATGACAAGAGATGAGTAATAGTTTGAGCCAGCGCCAATTGTGTAAGGTAGCCCAAGAACAATTGCAATACCTGATCCACCAGTGGTGTCACCCGACAAGTCAAAAGTGGCAGTGACTTGGCGACCAACTCGCGTGTACTTACCAGTTGATGTGATTGGTGTTGTTGGGTTTGTTCCAGTACCGCCTAATTGTGCTGTCCAAGTTCCTTCTTCATAGTCAGCAAACAACTCGCTTGTGCCTGTGTTTGGCGTGGCAGAAAAGTCTATACCTTTGCCAGATGTTCCGATGATGAGGTTGCCTGTTGATAGCGTGACATCACCAACCAAAGTTGGGGCTGTTGCCAGCACGTTATCGCCACTGCCTGTGTTGGTCACGCTGACGATCTCTTTGCTTGCGTTCAGTGCCAGAGCTGTCGAGGCAGTCAAACCTGATAAGGTGCTTGTGCCTGAAACTGACAAGTTCACGCCATTCAAGTCAGCGCCTCCCTCGACTCGCTGCCAGACAGACCCGTTAAAGGTTGCAAGATCGCCCACACCCCAGTTACTGATGCCGTTGAGGTTGGTCGAGCCTGCTGTGCCAACAACGTAGTAGTCGCCCTTTGTACCCACGCTAGAGGCCAGCGCAGGGCTGTTGGCATTGGCATCCCATGTGCCTTTAAAGTTCAGTGCACCGATGGCGTTGGTAATGGATGAAACTGTTTTTAACATTCTGGTTCTCCTTAGAACACGAATTCAATGATAGAGTTTATTGGTGGAGCTTGTGTGAACGTAACATTACCATTTGCAAATGTGTAAGTGTTTTGATTCTGATACACGCCATTGATATAAATTGCCAAAGGTGCTGAACCCACTGGAAAAATTGTCTGTGACCCTGTGCCAGTTGCGTTTGAAGCCACTGCTCCACCACCAGAGGAATTGTCATTCAGCGAGGTATAGACCACCGTGCCGTTTTTATTCTGTACTTGGATGGAGTAATCGCTTGCCGTATAGATACGACTTGGTGTGCCTTGGTAGACAGGATAACCCCCACTGGTGCGAATCGGCTGTACCGCAGTGATTGTTAGGGCAGAATCCCAATAGACAACAATCGGGTTTGTAATTGGGTTCAGGTTGACAGTGCCAATCCAGATGTAACCATCCTCAAGCGGCTGTCCACTAGCATCCGCAAACGCTGGGAATGGTGGTTCTACTGATAGTGCGGACATTACTGGTTCTCCTGTGAGAGTTGACGCTCAGTTTGGATTGCAGATTGCAAGAATTGAATCCGAGCATCAAGTTCTTTAGGCAACTTAATTTGATCTGCAAATTTCTGAAATGATTGTGACATAGCTGTTCGTCTAATACTAGCCGCACTTGGTGTGCCTTTAGTGGCAGCTTCGATTGCAAGTTTCTGGAAACTCTCATCAGCAAACAGTTTTCCTGCTGCTTTAAGCGAATCTTTGTTACCTTGAGTCATTGCTCCAGTGATTATCGATGTGGCTGCAGCCGCAATAGGCCCACCCATTGCCGCAGCCCCCGTCAATGCACCTTTTGAAAGTGTGCTTTCCATGATCTTGCCAATCAGACTTTCGGCCTGCATCCCTTGTAACAATGCTTGATTTGCTTTTCCTGTTGTCAAAACATTTGCTCTGGCTTCAGTAACTCTTTTGGAAACTTCAAATAGATCACGCAAAACGTCTGCTGAGTCTTTTCCGAGTGTGTCTACGATGGTTTTGTAAACTGGTGGATTAGCTCTCAACTTTGGATATATATCAGCAAACTCAGAAAATCCAAAACCACCCTTTTCAGCGCCTCTTGCAGAACGTGTAACAGATGCCAGTGCAGTAGCTATAGTCTCTTTACGCAGGTCTTCTGGAACAGTTTTCAATAAACGATTAAATTCACTTGCATCCCCTTTAGCAGCGCCAGTGATAGCAGTACGCATCTTATTGGCAACGCTACCCTCAATGTCTTGACCAAATGCATTTACAATGCGATTCCCTAATGCACGTTCTTTTGCATATAAAAGGTTGGCCGCACGTAATTGCTGGCGCAACTCCTCGCCACCAATGTTACCCACGTTTGTTAGTTGGTCGTCAGAGAGTGCCGCATACAATCGCTTGAGGTCTGCCTCGGCCATGCTGCCGTAGGGTGATTCCATCTTGTTGATAGCTTTACCAATCAAGGATTTTTCACGTTTGAGTAGACCATATGTAACGTTTCCTCGATCAATCATGTTTGCCAGTTTGCGCTCGGCTGATGACATTCCTTCTTCAGTAACTCTTGCTTTGACATCATCAAGTGTTGCTTTGAGTTTTGGCAAGTTAACTATTGATGTTTCTGGAACTACTGCGTCAACTGCATCGTAAACTTTACCCGCTTGGGTATTGAGGTCTAAGCGTGTTTTTGTCAGCGAGTCCTTGATTTTTTGCGATACCACGCCTGGTGCGACTGTACCTTCAACAAATGTGGCATCAAATTGTTTTATCACATCATCGGCTTTATCTACAGCTTGAGTTACTGTATTGCGCCATGCGGCTTCAGGTTCACCACCAGCAACAGAACGTGTTAGACCAGCCGCTGCTCGGACTTGTGGGTTATCGCTGAACACATCGGCAGGCAGTTGGATGCCAAGTCGATCAGCCGCTTCTTTTGCCGCCAAATTAACTTGTGCAAGATCAGCTAATCGGTCACGTGCGCCTGCCGAACCAAACCCTGTGCCTGCGGCTTTTTTAACCAAGTTTCCAACTTCTTCCTCAGTCACTGCCGCCACGATTGGCGCAACTGGCGGTGCTGCTGGAACGACTGGAATCTCTGGGGCTACTGGTGCAATTTCTGGCATTACTGCGGCTGCTGGAGGTGCTTCTGGGGCTATTGCTGTACCCATTGGAGCACCTGCTGTACCAGTTGCTGGTGCTGGTGCTGGTGCTTTGCCTGTAACACGCTGAACACCTTTTTTAACCGCTTGGGCTACTGGAGGTACTACACGCTGAATGATTTGTCCTGCTGGGCCAGTAACACCAGCCATAGCCACTTCGCCTTTATCGAATTGTCCACCAGTTGCGGCTTGTGTTCCCTCAATTGCTGTCTGTGTTAATGCAGATTTACCAGCCGCACCTAATATGGTTGTCGCTCTACCTGCTGGGGTAAATGCCAATAAACCACCAACTGCACGAGGTATATCTCCAACAGTAAAGCCAGGCGGTATTGCATATTCTTTTTGGTCAACACTTGAACGCAGAATGAAGTTTCCTTTTTCATCCTGCCGCACACCAAGTTGTGGAAAGTTGGATTGCAAAATTTGCACAGTTTCTTTTGGGTTTGATACCAAACTACCCAATGCAGATTTAAACGATGCAAGACTCATTTGATTAAGTTCTGGCATAGTTGTCCACTCAGGCAATGCTTGTGTCTCTGGTGTTGTTCTAGCACGCCCTGTAATTGATTCAGCCAGCGATGCCAAGAATCCAGTTGGTTGTGCAGTTGGTGTAGTTTCTGGTGCTATAGCAGGTGCGGCTGCTGGCACTGCGACTGGCTGTTGACCAGCTCGTATAGCTGCTACACGGGCTTTAAGTTGTGGCGAGTCTGGTGGAACATCATCAGGGATGTTATCTACTGTGATGCCATCTTTTGTGGTTATGGAGTAGGCCATATTAGTAATCCACAGTCACGTTGCGGGTTTCACCAAATACGTTTTCAGGATTCAGTTTGTAGTTCTTCACCACAATATTTAAGTCCTTTTTTTCTTGTTCAGCTTTTTTCTGTGCTGAATCCAGATATTGCTTGGCTAAATTGACATATTCTTGGCGTTGCTTTGAACCCAATTCAAAAAGTTGACCGCTTTGCAATTTTTGTGATGTGTTAAGCAATCTTTCGTAAAGACCAGCAGTATCCCTTGCAGTTGCAAATTCTGTCTCACGAACCACCGAGCCAGGGTCAAGCATTTTCATAAACCCAGTAATCAAGGCAATATCGCCTGGGCCTGTCTTTGCATCTGCCGAAGATTTGATATTGCTGTAAGTGCCTTGCAGTTCACCATATACCTTGCTACGACCTTGCCATTCTTTGCGTATTTTTTCTTCTTGTGTGAACTTCTTATCAGGGTCAACACCACCAGTGGCTTCAAGTGCGGAAAGTTCTAGTGCAGCCTTCTTTGTTTCTACGCCAAGTTTTTTGGTCTGCGCTAATGCTGAACCAGTTTGTGCATTTGTCAGACCAAGGTCAGCGGCTTTCTTTTTAAGGTCTGCAAGTGTGATCTGCTCTGCATACTTTTCTTCCACTCTGGCTTTGTTGGCATTTGCGGTTGCGAGTGCGGCCTCAGCGGCTGCTTTCTCTGGTGCATTTTTGGCTGTTTGTTGAGCAACAGTGGCATCTGCCACGGCTTTGTCTGCTTTAGCTATAGCTTCTTTTAATGCGCTTGGCTGTAGGGCTTCTGCTCTGCGTTCTGTATTAAGTTTAACAATATTTTCAACAATTTTCTCACCACCTGGTAAGCGCAAAAGTTCTGCTGTAAAAAAGTTTTGTGAAGCAGTAGGATTTACTTCAGTAACGCCACGCCACGTTTCCAAAAACTTTGCACCCTCCTCATTTCCTGAATTACGCATTGCAACAGCTTGGTCGTTTATTAGTTGTTGCGCAATATCATTCTCACCAGCAAAAAGAGCAGATACAACTTTTCCTGCCTGATTAAGTGAATTCTGTTTTTGTGCGTCTGTTTTTAACGTCCATGCTTTAATTACGGTTTCGCTTTGATCTTTTGGCAAAATCATTGCAAGATTTGAAACATCTTCAGTAGTTGCACCAGGCTGACGTAACTTGGCTAATCCTTCTTGAATCAGTTTCTGATTTGCCATTTGTTGCTGTTGCTGTTCTTGTCTAAGCCTTGCTTCTTGGATGCTTGCTCCAGTTTGAAAAGCTCCCAAGAATGCTTGTGTCGGGTCAGCAATTTGAACCCCATAGTTGATAGGTTGCATCAGAATTTACCTCCGAGACCGCTGAATAATCCAAGGCCACCAGATATTGCTGCTGGGATTGCACCAATTGCTCTGCCCTGCGCCATCTCAGCGCCAGCTTGTGCCGCACCTTGTTGAGCCAACAAGTTTGAAATATTTGTTCCAGTAGTTATGCCTTGTGCGCCAACACCAGCCGCAGATGCTTGACCGATTTTTAGCAAATTAGCTTCTGTTTCACGACCAATATCTGAGAAACCACCAAGTCTTCCATATTGGCGTTGAATTTCTTGTTCCAACATTTGTGGCCTAAATTGAGCCAATGCCGCTTGGATATTGCCACCACGCAATCCACCTGTGGCAGATGCACGTTGCAATAACGCTTCTTCACCAGCTTGCACTCTGGCTTGAAAGCCACCGCCTTGCTCAATTTCGGCAATCGCTGCTCTCTGTCTTTCAGGGCCAAGAATACCCGCTAATGCTTGCTGTTGTTCAAATGCTTTTGGCCCTGCTTCACCATATGCTTGAAAACGAGCCATTGCTGGCGCACCAACCTCTACATAGGGTTTTAATAACGCTTGTAAAGCATCAAATTGTCTGCGCTGTTCTTCAATGCCTGCTTGAGCTGCGCCTGTTTGTGCTGCCGCAGCGCTTTCTGCTGCTTCTGATTGAGCCAAGCCAGAGATAAGGGTTGCACCACCAACGGCAATGCCTGCCAGAGCTGCTCCTGATAATCCGAATGTCATTTTGATTCCTCCAATTGCGCTTTTTGTGCAGTTTCAAGAGATGGTGCTGGCGCTGGAATAGTAAACAAGTCCCATAATTTTTGTGGTTCTTGCTCATTGGTTGGGTTTGCATGAAATGTGGTTACCTCGACATCGGTCAAGGCAATGCCAGCACGTTTAGTTCCAATTTTAGAAACGCTCATATCACCTGATCTTAGAGTGCATGGGCCATTGTCTGTGCTAACAATCAATTCACCTTTGCGTACCAAGAAGAATGATTCCTCTCGGTGGATTGCACCAGTCAGGATAGTGCCAGCAGGAATGTGCATTGTTCGTGCGTAAAGACCAGCACAAAATGCGTGTTGAACAGGCATATCCACTTGGGGAAGCTGTAAAAGAGCACCTTCTAAGCGATAAATAGGCAAATGGTCAGCAGGGACTTTTGCATCTATTATTTGGACAACCATGCACAACTCCTAATAAGGGCAGGCCGCTGGATGCCAGAACTCAGCGGCTTGATTTTCGCACAAATTGACAAAAGGTCAATCCTCATATTCTCTGTCTTCCCAAGCCTGACAAACCCGCATATCGTTACAGATAAAGTTCAGCTTTTCGCAGTGACCTCTGAACCCTGCGCCCTTGTCATAAGCCGCCATTGGGATGCGCTCAATTCTGACTTGGGTCATGAAGCTGTTGTCGTAATATTCGCAGTTTGAGCAATGCTTGCGTCTTGCGTCTTTTTCATCGCATTGCATCGCCTCTGCCAAACCAGCGTAGAACTCCTTATTTGCGCCAGGCTCATTGGTGGGCATTTCAGGGCCATAGTTCCAATCAGCAACCGCAACGGCATAGTTCTTTTTATTCTCTGCGTTGGTCAAAAATTCTTCTTCCATCGGCAAGCCATTAAAGCCCCGTGGGATAACCATAAATTCTTTCATTTCTAGCTCCTTATGAAATTTCTCGGCCTGATGCTCGGATGGTCAGGGATGTTGCTGCCCCTGCGATTGTGGAAATAAAACCACCAACGTCTAATGCCTGACCCACCAATTCAGGGCAAGTATAGGTCTCATCTGGCACGATGGTACGTGTATCAATAATCAGGTTTGATGCGCCTGCCGTGCCGCCAGTTGTCACCAAGTTGCAACTGAAAGTCACATTGTTGGCACTGGTATTGGTCACCGTGAACTTGTCAATAATTGCCTTGACATTTGTTGCGGTGTATTGGGTGGTTTGGCTGTTCTCTGCCTGTTTTGCAGGGATTAGCACTTTTACTGTAACTGTCATTGGACACCTCCGATATTGTTGTTGACTGTGAGAATTATGGATGGAATGCCTGGGTGCGGTGCAGCTGCAGCAAATGCGGCAATCTCAACACTAAGACTTGTGGTTGAAAACATCAATTCAACATAATCATTGGCTTTTAAGTCAAAAAAGTAATTCAGCGATGAAAAAATCTCAGCATCATTTCCCTGAATCCTTATTTGACTTGCGCTGTCTGGCACATCGACACCATTGAGTCTGAACCAAAAATAAAACTCAGCCGTGCCGCCACTGGTTTTATCCAACTGGAACGAGGTGTCAAAGTTGTAGATGCCCTCACTGTCCACTACGATTCTTGATGTTGGAGTTCCAATGAATACCCCATTGCTCAAGTCGGTATTGTTGAACGTGATCGCCTTGGCTGTGTTGATTGTGGTTGCTGTCTGAGTGGTGGTATCGTAAAACGACCCATATCTTGCTCGTTTGAACTCTCGTGGTGGTGGGGTCATCTGTAAACCCTCAACCGATTTATTGAGTTTGTCCACCAATGCCAAAGCCTGATTTGCCTTGCTTTCAGCCAATGCCACAGTCACCGCAGTTTCTTGTGCCAGCAATGCAATCCTGTCTAGTGCATCCTGTGCTTTTGCTCCCAATGCGGCATTATTAACACCAGTCTCTTGCGCTAGAGCAATGATCTGCGCTAATGCTGAATTTGCGCCAGCCGCAGCGTTATCTGCTTGGAACTCAAAGTCTGTCCCTGTTATGACTTGTAACTGGTCAACCGTGGAAAACAGCAACTCAAACTGCCGAATCTGTTGTTGGTCAGTCAGGAACTCAGCAAGTTGATCTCGCGTCAAGTTTAGTCTGCGGGAGATTGGTGCGGTTGCCATCAGTATGCCAATGCTTCAATCTGTGCCTCTAAGCGCACATAGGACACATGGGCATCACTATCGCCACGGAAACGCTGAATGCGCCAGTTCCTCATGTGACCCTGCTGAAACCATGCAAGGCGCTTTTGGCGGTTGCCAATCGTGCCGACAGAGATAAACTTTTCCTGTGAATAAGTCTGCCCATCCAAAGAGTAACTGGTGCTGATTTTTGGGTTTTTGCCCAACGCAATGCTACCAGTCAGGCTGACAAGTTCCATTTCATTAAAGATTGCCCCATTGCTTTCGTTATAGACAATCAATGTGCCAAACTCCCAGCGCACTTGTTGACCCCAATGATGGCCTGTGTCTTGTACTAAGTAACCGATATTTGTACTCTGAGGGTCGCCAACCATCCATTTGTCGTACACCCAAACCAAATTTCTGGCTCGGTATTGTGCAAATCCCGCAATGGTTGTGGTCAAGGTAAACCAAACGGGAGTTTGTAAAGCCTCAGATGCTGATGCGTCATAAACAATGGTGCGATCAGGCAAATGCACATAAAGATGTTGGTGATTCTTGTCGTTTCTGGCTTCCAGTTTTACCAAGGATAACTGCGCTTCGGTATATTCCAACAAAAGATTGTCGATTTCCTGAGTACTGACCTTTTGAGTGGTGGCTGCCGCACCGATGTAAATGCCTGGTGCTTCGTTTCTGCCGCTACCAAGAAATGCAATGCGCTCGATGAATACGCAACAGGCTTGAGTGCCAACTACGCCCTTCTGTATCTGTGCGCCATCAATTCGTGCAAATGGAAATAACTCACCGCCCACGTTATCGAACACCTCAATCGTATTGCGGTTCAATGCATAGACTTCGTTTCTCAGTTTTAACAACGCCACCACGGGGTCGGGGTCAACTTCAGAACTTCCATACTTGAGCGGATTGACTTGGGTTGGGTCTGACAGCTCAGTCACCACTAAGAACTCGCCATCCGTGGTCATGAAGTACCCATCCACCCAAACCACATCCAGCACCACGCCCAAATCAGGGTCAGTCACTTGGGTCAGGGTTGAGCCATCCCAATAATAAAGCCGCCCACCAGAGGCAATCGCCAACTCATCAAAGCTGTAATCAAACGTCACCAGTTGGTCAGTTGGCCCACCCACATCACCCAATATAGTCACTGTGCCTGCGCTATTGATCTCCACCAACTTCGTACCCATCACCCGATATAGGTTGCCTTGCCAGTTGATGCCTCC